CGTACTAAAAATTTAATCATCATTCCAACCTCAAGTACCTATACTTTTTCAGACGTTGATTTTATGGTCTATGTTCAGAAAGCTTATTATAGTAAACGCCCCTACAAAATAAGGATTGAGGATTGGGAACCTGGCTATTGTGAAGCCTATTGTAAAACCTTGCGTACAATTTCTCGCTGGAAGCCATTGACTATTAGATATGAGGAACGTGGGGATTATATTTATATCCGTAAGAATAATTAAAATATATAAATAGATATGTAGTAAAAATAAGGAGAAATATAGTGAATAATAATACAGCAAAGGTTCTTAATTTAAGACCTCAAAGAGATACAAAAAATATGGAGTTGTTTAAAGCAATTCATAGAGCACAACATGTTCAGCGTAATTTTGATTTAATTAAGAAAATGCCAGAACAAGATATTGCAACTATTATTAGTGCTGCTACAGAATGTACTAGTAAACAAAATATTGCTCAATATAAACTTCATGCGATTACCAATAGAGAAGTTATTGAAGAAATTTATAAATGTACTAAATATATTCCTAAAGAAGATGTTAATGTAGATCAAACAGGATACATTAATGGACATAATCAGGCTAAAGGTGCTGGCCGTTTTTCAGACCAACCACAAGTTTTGGGAAATTTAGTTCTTGTTTTTGAAGATTATGATAATTTCAGGAACTTTAACTTTTCTGAAAAGCAATGGGCTAAAATTGAGTACCGTGTTAAACATTACGTAGAGGGTATAAATTTAATGCCTTGTATTGAAACGTTTGTAGGAGAAGTAGAATATTTAAGACCATTTTTAGAGAGTTTATCAGAATGGGAAAAAGCAACTCCAAATCAGAAGAAAAAAGTAAAGATAGTTGCTAAGATTTTGGATATAATGGAAGTAGATTATCATAATAAGGATGAATTAGATAATTATATAAAAACAACTCATTCCACTTTAGAGGGTGATAAATTTACTGCATTAGGTGTTGCTGCTGGAACTATAAACTTAACAGCATCTTTGCTTGGTTATGGTACAGGATGTTGTAGTTGTATTCACGATAAACTTAAACTAAAGAAAATTCTTGGAATGAAAAATTATCCTATGTTAATTATGGGTATTGGATTTAAACAAGAAGGTAAAAATAGAAGGGTCCATCATAAGAACGATCAATATATGTTTGGGACTATAAAGAAACAACCGATACAGATTAATTACGTATATTAATTAATTATACGAAGAACGTGGATATTATATATACGTATGTAGACGATCACCAGAACCCTAGAGCTAGCAAAGCGTAAGCGTAAGAAACACTTAACTTAATCGTAAAATCAAACTCAAATTTTTTTGAAATCTCGCAATATAAATATTAGTTATGACTGAACGAACTCACGAAGAAATTGTAAAAAATATAAAATGGGTTTTAGAAGATAAGATTAAACCATCTGTTGCTCAGCATAATGGTGTGATTAACTTTATCTCTTTTGAGGAAGGTGTGGCTAAACTGGAAATGGCTGGGGCCTGCTCAGGTTGTGCTATGTCCAAACTGACTTTACAGCAGGGTGTGGAAGATATGCTTAAGCATTACGTACCCGAAGTCCTGACCATTGTTGGTGAAGATGATGTTAAAGCAGAAGAAAAGGGATACCAACCCTATGTTCCAAAGAACGAATATCCTGAGTTTGATAGTGATGAAGAAAAAAGACTGCAAGGTCTTATTGAAAAAGAATATAGTGGTGGTTAATTATGTATAATCCATTACCTGAAGGTTTGATGATTCAAAAATCATCTATACAAGGCCAAGGATTAGTTACAACAAAGTTTATTGATAAAGATGTGAAGCTAGGTTTAAGTCATATTATAGTTGATGGAGAAATTATAAGAACACCATTAGGAGGTTTTGTTAACCATAGTGATAAACCTAATTGTATAAAAGTAAAAGGAGTGCTAGGACTTGAAGAGGTTGAACAAACTAATAAATATTTTTTATACACATTAAGGGATATAAAAGCGTGGGAAGAATTAACTTGTAAATATACTTTTTATAATATAAAGGATAAAGTAGAATGATTACCTTAAAAGAAAACGCAATTAAACATTTATCAGGCCTAACAGAAAAGCACGATAAAAAATATGTTCGCCTTGCAATAAAAGGTGGAGGTTGTGCTGGCTTTGGTTATGAATGGACATTTGAAAACGAACATACAAAGAATGATTTTGTAGTAAACAATTTACTGCTTATAGATAAAATCTATGAAATGTATATTCTAGGAATGGAACTAGACTACAAGAACGAAATCTTTGGCTCCCAATTTGTATTTCACAACCCTAAAGCAAAGTCTTCTTGTGGTTGTGGTACGTCTTTCTCTATCTAATTTATTTATGGTTATTTCTTTAAAAAGTCTTTTAGGGGATTTAGAATTTTGTTATTATTTTTATTTTCTTTAGCACCAAAATAATATGCTATACCAAGGCCAAGTATTGTAACAATACTACCTAAAAGAAAAAGTCCTATACCTGTTTCTAATGTCATTATAGTGTATTAAGCAAATGATTGCAATACATTAAAAAAATTATTGCAGATATGCAAATTGTATTTATTTTACACATTGTTTTCTCCATTTTTGATTATTAAATCTATCATACACTGCTTGATTATGTATATTGTGTTCCCTATTAAATCTTGCCCTATTTAAACTTTTTTGAGAGTTTTCTATTAAAGGGTTCCAATTTTGTGATACTATTGCCATTGTAATATCAGAATTTACCATTTTACTGGTAAATTTGTTTGATTGACCATTCCAAAATTTATCATTTTCATAATCGTGGTCTTTTTTCTTAAATATTCTTTGTTTCATAATCTTTAATTATACTTTTTCAATGTTCCGTCAGAATACCAGATAGTTTTATATGTTGATTTACCGTCAACACCTTTTCTTAATCTACTAGGTCCTCTAACTGCATAATTCCAATGATTTAAAAATTTATCTTTCATTACATTCTTTTTAAAAGATTTTTGAGCACTTTTCAAAGTATTATAGGGTCCTTTATAATCATTAACAGATTCTAATCCATCAATACCCATATGTAGTTCAGAAACATAAAAATGTTTCTTTTCTAAAAAGTAATTGTCTTGTTTTTTCATAGTTTTATCCTTTTTAATTTATACTGCTATAATAACGGAAAAATAGGTATATTGCAAGCAAAAAATGGAAGAAAATCCATTTATTTTTTGTTGGAAAACAGAACAAAATGAGAACAATTACGTAATTTTAAAACTTATATAAATAATAACATTATGCCAAAAGAAAAAGAGTACAAATTTACGAATCAAAGTGATTTTAATGAAACATTAATAGATATGTCCTTTAAAAGAGCGGTAAAACGTATCCAAAATAAAATAAAAGAGAAAAAAATACATATTGATTATATTTCCAAAAAAGGAAGATCAATTTCTCGTTGGATTCTACTTCCTATTGGCAGAAAAAAGAAATTAGGAAATTAAATGGCGGAAATTGACAGTTTGGTGGAGCAATTAGGAAAACTTACGGTTATTGAAGCAGGTGAACTTGCTAAAAAACTGGAAAAAGCTTGGAATTTGGATTTAAACAAAATTTTACAAACACCAGTACAAGAATTTATAGAGGAAAAAGCACAAACAACATTTAATGTTATTTTGACAGGGTTTGAAGTTGGTAAAAAAATATCAGTTATTCAAAAAATTAGAAAATATAAAGAAATGGGTTTATTAGAAGCTAAAAACTTTGTAGAAGGTTCTATAGAGAAACCTACTGATATAAAATCAGATATAGAAAAAGAAGAAGCAGAAACAATTAAAAAAGAAGTAGAAGAAGTCGGAGGAAAGGTAGAAATCAAGTGAAAAAGTTTTGGAATTGGAAAATTAATCTAATCCGTAAGTATCCAGTATGGTGTGCTTATGTTGCTTGGATTGAAGGTTTGATAATAGGTATTTTATTATGTTGGTTTTTTTCTTAAATATATGCCAGCAGTTAGTAGAGAAGGTGACAGTTTATCAACAGGCCATATTTGCGCCTCAACAACAATATTAGATACCCCTGGTCAAAATACAGTAAGAGCAAATAGTATTTTAATTGCAAGAGTTACAGACCCAACTATTGCACATCCTTTTCCACCTAGTCCACCTTGTGCCCCACATGTTGCTGTTGTTAATGTAGGTTCAGCTACTGTTAGGGTTGTAAGTAAATCAATTGCAAGAGTAGGTGATAGTACAGATGCAGGAGCAATGACAAAAGGTTCTCCTAATGTTTTTGCAGGAGGTTAGATTGTTATTATAAATATTGTATATGGCAAAGTATGACGCATCAATAACAAATGAATCAAGTAGATCCGTTAGAATTTTTAGTGATTTAAATTTAAATTTTACTAGAAATCCCGCAACAAATGATGTTGCTAGATTAACGGATGTAGAAGCGGTTAAAAGGTCAGTTCGTAATTTAATTTTAACAAATCGTTTTGAAAGACCTTTTCATCCAGAAATAGGTTCATCAATACGAGATTTATTGTTTGAAGTTATTACTCCATTAAATGCTGTTTTATTACAGGATAGAATTGCAGAAGTAATAGATAATTTTGAGCCAAGAGCTTCAATAAATCAAATTATTGTACAAGATGAAATAGATAATAACCAATATAGAGTTACTATTTCCTTTTATGTTGTTAATACTCCAGAACCAGTTACAATAACAGAATTTTTACAAAGGTTAAGATAATATGGCAAAGTTAAGTATATCACAATTAGATTTTGATGGAATTAAAACTAATTTAAAAAGATTTTTGTCTAATCAAAGTCAATTTAAAGATTATGATTTTGAAGGATCAGGTATGGCAGTCCTTATGGATTTATTGGCATACAATACACACTACTTAGCTTATAATGCTAATGTAGCTGCTAATGAAATGTTTATTGATACTGCTGATATGAGAAATAGTATCGTATCGTTAGCAAAGGCTTTAGGTTATACTCCTAATTCTGCTACAGCGCCTTACGCTGATATTAATGTGGTTGTTAATGACGCAACAGGTTCCACATTAGTTATGTCTGCTGGAACACAATTTACTACAACCGTTGATAGCCTTTCATATAATTTTGTAACAATTGGTTCAAATACAATTTCACCTATAGATAATGTTTATACTTTTTCAAATTTAAAAATTTATGAAGGTACATATGTAACTTATCAATACACATATGATAGTACAGATGTTGACCAAAGATTTTTAATTCAATCAGCTAATGCTGATGTAACAACGTTAACAGTTCAAGTTCAAAATAGTTCTACAGATACAGTTATTAATACTTACACAAAAGCAACTTCAATTACAGAATTAGATTCAACATCAAAAGTTTATTTTTTACAAGAAGCTGAAGATGGTAAATTTGAAGTTTACTTTGGTGATGGAGTAACAGGTAAAGCTTTAACACATGGTAATATTATTATTTTAAAATATGTAGTTACTAATAAAACAGCTGCAAATGGAGCTTCATCTTTTTCTTTATCTGGAAATATTGGTGGATTTTCAAATGTAACGCTTACAGTAAATTCAAATGCAGCTAATGGTGCTGAACCTGAAACTAATCAATCAATAAAATTTAATGCACCAAAATCTTATGCAGCTCAAGACCGTGCTGTAACTGTAGAAGATTATAAAGCAAAAGTAAAAGAGCTTTATGCAAATACACAATCAATAAGTGCTTGGGGTGGTGAAGATGCTGAAACGCCTTTTTATGGCCGAGTATATATTTCAATTAATCCAAAATCAGGTTCTACTTTAACTCAA